TAAAAGATGCGGTTTGCCCGATATGCGGGGAATCGTCTGTAAATCCGGGGAGCATATCACAAGATGCTATGGTGTATTTTGTATTTTATAAAGACAATTCAACAATAACGTCAAAGATTGGGGTTCCGGGATGTTGGGGAAGCGCAAAGACGGCAGAACGGAAAGATGGGAAATGCACGCATTGCGGCGCTCCTGAAATAACGACTTTAATTCCGCAGAAAGAAATGGTTATGATAAACAGTGCGCAATTTTGTTACAATTGCGGATATCCAATGAAAGGAGCGTCATAGAATGCCAATCAAACGAGAGAAAGCACAGAGGTTGCTTGCCGAGTGGGTAATCCGGCTTGGCTTAACGGACTGGCACATATCGCTTCACGAAAACTGCGACCCTGACGATATGACGCTTGAGGGCGCGGGAGAGGTTGTTTATACTGCGGTCAACAAGCATGCCGTTATCAGAATTATGGCGAAGAAATACCATCAAACGCCTGAATATTATAATTTTGAGAAAACATTGGTTCATGAGCTTTTGCATATCAAGATGGGAATAACGTTTGATAATTTGCATGGGGTTGAGTATGATTTACTCCATCAGAATCTAGAGGACATGGCAAGGGCATATATCAGCGCGAAATACGGAACGGAACGGTATTATAGTGGACGACAAGCAACTCCTTGAAATACTTCTGAATAAAGTCAAAAGCAAGCCCAATGAGTACGGTGCTTATGAGGACTTGTACTATTTGAGCGCAGAAATGCTGAAAAGCGACGTTCGGTGCGCAGTTAGTTACCTCAAGCCTCTTGCTTTTTTGTGTGAAGAAAATATTGTCAGCACTCACTTGGAGAAACTGGCATATAAACTGTACGAATTACAGAGAAAGGTGCTTTATACCGGCGGCGCGCATGATTTTGAACTGTTTTTGGAAGCGAACGAGTGGAAGCGGGTGCCCGATAAGCGGTTCTACACGCCGCGCAGGAAGGTTTTAGCTCCGATTGTGCAAGCATATTGCGAAATGGACAGGGGTGAGCTTGATTTACTTCTTGTGAGCCAGCCAAAGAGAACAGGCAAGACCACGCTGGGAACATCTTTTGTCGATTATAGAGAGGGGAAGAACCCGGACACAGCATCTTCATTGTGCTCTGGCGCAGGTAATGACCTTGTGATGTCGTTTTATACTGGAATGCTTGATGTTTTCCAGAAACCGGACGAATATTCATTCTTTGACATCTTCCCTGCCGCGCAGTTAGTTTCAACAAACGCAGACACCAAGACAATCCATCTCAAAGAGAAACGTCGGTTTGCGTCGATCACCTGTCGAAGTATTGACGGAGGTGTCACAGGCTCCACAGAAGCCACGCCAGAGGGCGTAATTTACCTTGACGACCTTGTTAAGAACGACGAGGAAGCAAAGAACAGGGACAGGCTAGACGCGCTCTGGGACAAGGTAAGGGGCGATATTTTAGGCCGACGGTTAGAGGGTACGCCGATTATTGCGGCGGGAACAAGATATTCTTTGTACGATCCAATCGGGAGATTGCAGGATATCGCGAGGGTAATGGGATGGAGAACAAAGATTATTGAGATTCCGGCGCTCGATCCCGTAACCGACCAAAGCAATTTTGAGATCATTCAAAACGGGAAAAAGATGTTCACGACTGATTTTTACCGCAAGGAACGTGAATTGGTTTCTGCCGAACAGTGGGCTTCGCAATTCCAGCAGGAGCCGTTTGAGGCGAAAGGGCTGTTGTTCCCGGAGGATAGCCTTAACAGGTATCTTCAGCTTCCGGTAGATAGGGAGCCGGATACGGTTCTTGCGATCTGTGATACCGCCGAAAGCGGAAGCGACAGCGTTATGCTTCCTGTCGCTTATCTTTACGGCGATGATGTGTTTATTGTGGATTGCGTGTTTGACGATTCTTCGGCAGAGCATACGAAGCCACAGTGTGCAAAGATGCTGTTTACTCATAAAGTCCCAAAGGCTGTGTTTGAAAGCAATGCCGCCGGGACATATTATGCCAGGGATGTAAGCGATATGGTGCGAGACTTGGGCGGAAAGATCAGCATTACCACAAAAATGACGATTACAAAGAAGCATACCAGGATAGAAATGGCCTCTGACGGGATTTTAAAGCACTTTTACTTCAAGGACAAGTCCCTTTATTCACCGCAAGACCAGTATGGCCGCATGATTAAGGAATTGACGTCTTATACAAGGTCTGGAAAGGTCAAGCACGACGATGCGCCTGATGGGATGAGTCTTTTGGAGAACGAAATCAGAAAGTTGAATACGGGAAAGATAGAAATTTTGGGGCATATTTTTTGACGCTTGACAATTCATATATGTTTGGTATATAATATTCATTGAAATTAAAGGGGGCGCAATATGGCTACAATAAGCTCGACGACCTCCGTATTGGAAAAGCATATCGGCAGAACCAAGATATATTGCGACGAACCGCGCATTACGAAAGAGAATGTTGCTGAAATTTTAGCGACCGCAATGCAAACGCATACAAAAAACAGTACACAAATCAATTATTTATACAATTATTGGCGCGGCGATCAGCCCATTTATCAAAAACAGAAGAAATCCCGCCCCGAGATCAACAATAAGGTCGTGGAAAACCGTGCGCTTGAAATTGTGTCGTTCAAGACCGGATATTTATGCGGAGAACCTATTCAATATGTGTCTCGCGGGAGTACGGACGAAATCACACAGGGGATTCAAGCCCTGAACGACCAGATGTTGCTTGTCGGGAAAGATGCGCTCGATAATCAGCTTGTCGAATGGATGTACGTTGCGGGAACAGGGTACAGGATCGTTCTCCCCGCATCTGATTATATCAACACCGTAGTACGGCCGTGGCTTTTAGGGAAAGGAAAGCAAGACCCGGACGAGGCGGTGTTCAAACTTTATAATCTCGACCCACGTTATGCGTTCGTAATTTACTACTCGGGATTGGGAGAAGAGCCGATTGCCGGAGTAAAATATATCACGAAACAAGACAAATCAAGAGTTTTCACAGTTTATACCGCAACGCAATCTTTCACAATCACTGAAACAAACGGCGAGTATGGCGTTACCTCTTGGCGCGATCATTCGCAGGGCGTTGTTCCGATCATCGAATACCCCCTAAACTCTATCCGAATCGGATCATTCGAGGCCGTATTGTTGATTCTCGATGCCATGAACACCGTTCAAAGCAACAGGATTGACGGGATTGAGCAGTTTGTGCAGGCATTGATCGTTATTTACGGCGCAGACATCGACAGAGAAAGCGCCTTAGAACTTATGGAGGCCGGCGTTATAAAACTGCCCAATTCGTCAGACCAAAAAGTCGATATTAAAATTCTTGCCGAATCTTTAGACCAGATGAACACGCAAACTCTGGTTGATTATATGCACAAGACGGTGCTGGATATTGTCGGAATGCCGACAAATACAAGTGGAGGTATGTCAACATCGGACACGGGTAAGGCCGTGGAAATGCGCGATGGGTGGTCGAGCACGGAAACCAGAACCAAGCCGGACGAAACGGCATTCAAGTACGCGGAGAGGATGTATTTCCTGAAATATGTCCTCAGAATCATGCGGGACACCATCGGAACGACACTTACGCTGAAAGACATCGAGATTAAATTCACGCGAAGGATTTACGAAGGTCTTTTGGCGAAAACACAAGTGCTTACACAGATGCTTGGAACAAACAAGATACCGGCGAGCCTTGCGTCTGGCGTTTGCGGGCTGTTCTCCGACCCTGAGGATGCCGCAAAGCAGATCGACAACCATATCAATTCCCAGGTTTGGGTTAAGGGTACGTATACTTCCATCGGAGATCAAAATAAACTGGTTAATCAGGAAAACATACAGCAGGATTCAAAACCGGACGATTCGGGCGCGCAGAATCGGCAAGGAGATGATGGCGGTGGTTGAGTTCCGCTGTAAGAAATGTGGAAAGCTGCTGGCAATGGTTGAAGGGAATGCCCGCGTTCAAACAAAATGCCAGCGATGCCACACCTTGACAGAGTATCCGAAAGATACTATAATAAACAAAGAGAACGCCATTGAGAGCGTCAAGAAGCCTGAAAAGGCAGACTGACGCTCTTTATTATCCGCGAGAGAACGCGGTATACAAATTTCGCAAGCGGCAGAGAAGCCGTAAAAACGCAAGACAGTGGGAGATCACTTATAAAGCGCAAAGGAGAATCGCATGAAGATCGACATCACGAAACTTGACGGTTACAAAGAAGGCATGACACCGGAAGAACAGCTTGCGTTAGTGCAGGGTTACGAAGTTCCCGACGCTGATTATACGGGTCTTGTCAAGAAAGACCTTCTTGATAGGGCGCTTAAAGAAGCAGGGGACGCGAAAAAGGCTCTGCGTGAAAAGCAGACTGAGGACGAGCGCAAGGAAGCGGAACGCGCGGCAGAGCAAGCCGCAAAAGACGCAAGGCTTGCAGAACTCGAAAAGCAAGTTTCCATATCAGGGCACAAGGCCGAGCTCATGGCAAACGGCTATGAAGAAAAGCTCGCCGCAGAATCCGCAGAAGCTCTTGCATCTGGCGATATGAAGAAGTTCTTCGAGAACGAGCGTAAGCATGTAGAGGCCGTCAAGAAAGCCGAAAAGGCTTCGGCGCTTGCCGATATCGAAACCCCTCCCGCCGGGCAGAACACGCCGCCAAAGAAAAAGGACGAGCTTATCAAGGCATACAACGAGGCTGAA